CGAGAGGCCGGACTTGATACGTAGGATCGCAGCCTGCGTTTCCTTCAACTCATCGACCTGACCACGGCTTGCACCAATCCATGTGCAAGACGTGTACGCTTCCTTCATCAGTGTTTCGTAGAAGTGCGATGCATTCTTGCCGGGCGGTAGAGGTACGTTGCCTGCGTTGATCTCTTCTTCCAGCACCAACGCGTAGATGTTGTTCGCAAAGCGATCGGCCACTGACTTCTTGCGGGACTGCATGAAGCGCCAGGTGTTGACCATGCTGGTGCGAGCGGACGAATAGTTCGTCTTCGAATAATCGCGGGAATATTCTTCGTATGAGATACCAAGGCCGGCTGCGATGTTGCGATGAAGCGATTCTTCAAAACCGGTGCCGACACCGCCCGGCGTACCCATCGGCGTCATGTTCAGCTTTGTGCCAGGGAACAGGTGCGGAATTTTCGCGCCGTCGAGCTTGATGTTGCTCGCGGAACCAAGATACTGGTTCAGCGCACCCATATACTGACCGACCGTGTCGATCCAGTTGCCGCCGCTGCCAAGGTTCTGATAAACGATGTCGGGTGGCAGTTCGGATTCGATCGCCGCAGCAAACGATGCGTTGATGACTGCGTTCTGCAGCGTGATTTCCTGGAAGTGCTTCGTCATCCGCATCTGCTTCAGAACGGACACCATTTCGGAAATACCGCGAGACTGATCCGGCAGAAGCTGTTCGATGATGTGGATGACCTGGGTGCGACCCCAAGGCTTTTCGACCGGTATCTCTGTCCACAGGTTTGCCTGACCGTCGTAGAACTCAAACGGGTGGCCTTGACGGATGCAGTACGCCAGCGGCTGACCGTATTTATTTTTGCGGATGCCACGGCGCAGATAGCGATCGTCAGATACGCCGTCCGGGTTTGACAGGCGGTCGGGCGAGACAAGCTGGATCGCAGTGCTGACCGGACGGCGCGTTGCACGCAGCCATTCCGATGTCGCGAGCACTTCGCCGGTAATAGCGAAGCCGCCGACCGCCAGCCGGACCAGTCCTGTGAACGTGTTCATCCCGGATGCGTCGAGCCAGTGCTTCGGGGATTCCGCGATCAGATTGAAGCGGGCTTCGACAACTTGCTGGAATTCTTCAGCCCAGGCTTCGCTGGCACCGAGAAGTTTCCAGTTCGGTGTAGCGTTGAGCCGGTAGAGCGCACCAACGATGCTATCCTTGTGGACGTTGACGCCGCCCATCGCATAGCCGTCGTTCCACACCATGTCGCGGCCACGGGCGTCAGCCAATGGCTTGGCGTAGTTGATGACCATATCCGGCGAACGCATCGTCGGATTCCAGGCCATCGTTTCGCGGGACAGACGTTCGGCGCCCTGCAGGCCACCGCCCATAGCGGACTGTTCCGTCCGACCGACTGGCTCTACTTTGACGCGACGTGCTGTATCGATGACGGCGTCCATGCTCAGAAGATGAAACCTAATGGGCCGCGTGGCCGGGGTCCGCCACAGGCAGCAGCGGCACATTCAGCTTCAAGGGTTGTGATGTAATTCAGAAGGCGGCTGGCGTTGGCTGCAGTAAATTCAACACGCTCGCCGTTTTGATCGACAATTACGCGAGCCTGCTTGCCGAGCATCAGGTCGTGATAGGCAGAGCGAGCAGCATCTAGTAATTGTTGTTGGCACGCCATTTTGTTGTCATCCCAGGTAAAACTACGCCAGCGCTTGGGCTAGTTTGCCGAAATCATAAACACCATCTTGTTGTTTAGCAAGGGATTTGTTGTCAGTTGAGGCAATAATCATGAGATTCTTGTCCCACGCCGCTGCCCAGCCTGGCGGATTGTCCCAATCCATCTGCTCGATCGACAGCAATGGCGACACGCACAGACTGAGGGCGTAATAGCTCAAATCCCATGCTTCGTTACGAGATTGCGTCGGGTTATCCCAGCCCTTTGTCAGTCTGATCTCGACGCACAGTTCTGAATAAAAGAAGTCCGGCAACCAGTCCGGCGTGTGAAACATACCCCTACCCGGCACCGTGGACTCAAGCCGTCCGGCCAAGGTGTCCTTCATCACATTCGAATTGATCATCAAAACCGGGACATCGCCGCGGGCGACAGAAAATTTATCCTTCCGATTCGAATCCGGGTAGCTGACCCGCGTGCGCGGGGCGCCTGGCAACGGTTCGCCTTTGACCAGGTGGAAGCGGCCGGCCATACCGTCCTGCCGCAGCTTGCGATAATAGTTCTAGGCATTCGTCGTCGTGCCTTCACGGCCACCGCTGTCGCAGCCTGTCATCTTGATCAGCATGCGGCGCCCGGACCCATCAGCGAGCGGATAGCTGCGTTCAAGCACTTCTTCCGTGATGCGGTCCCAATCTTCCAGGTAGACAGGCGGCTTCACCCACAGATGTTCGCCGGACTCGTCAACACGGCGGGATTTGACGATATTGAAACGATCGACGATGACCGTATCGAACGGTTCGCCCGGCATGATGCCGAACACCTGCACGACGAACATATTCTTCTGAACGTCAACGGTCGCAATAAGGAAGCGCACGCCGGGTGGCACCATCGGGCGGAAGGCATCTCTTTCACCCTGCACGAAGCGCTGCACCATCTCTTCATCTTCGCCATAAGGCGCGACGGGGAATTTCTCTGCGCGGGACTTCAGCACTTCAGGTAGGCGTTCGCTGTCGAGTGACTTCGGCAGATACGGTTCGCCCAAGTCATTGTTGTAAAACTTTTTCAATGACTCTTCGCTGCCGGTGCGGCGGTACTCTTCTTCGGCCGTCATGTAATTGACGACGAGTTCTCGCCATGAGATGAAGGATGCCGCCACGCCATTCAGCCAGAAAGATGCGATCGATGTGCGCGGGTCTTCGCCATGCACAATGCCGTTGTGATCGATCGACTGGCCGTCCTTGACCCACTCGCCCCACATGTCCAGTTCGTTGCGCTGTTCAGGGCGCATAGCATGGCCGCAATGCGGACACAGCAGACGCACGGATTCGCCTGCAGCGACTTTGTTCAGCGCGTGCTTGTCCCAATCGAACATCGGGAAGCGGGCTTCAAAATATTCGCCGCAGTCAGGGCAGGGCCAGTAGCGGCGCCGACGATCACCCCGGTTGTAGAGGCCAAGGATGCCGTTTGCTGGCGGTGCTTCATGCTTGGACTGCGGAATGTACTTTGGATCAGTGATCGGCTTCGACGGCGACGATTCGGCCAGGGTCATGGCGAATGAGCCGAAGGTCGTGGTCCGTTTGCTGGCGAGATCGAATGCCGAACCGTCACCCTCGATATCGTCCGCCATCCGGTCGTAATCTGTAAGGGCTACGCGGGGAATCGGACGGCCGGCGAACTCAGTCACGGAAGGGTGTGACAACGTGAGCATGACGCCACTATCGTAGAGCTTGTCGAACTTGTTATCGGCATCCCGCTTCTTCAGCAGATGGGCACCGATCTCTTTGCTGTCGCGATGCATACGATCGATACGGCGCATTGAAAAGTCACGCGCAGCGCCCTTGGTCGGGCAGTAGATGATCATATCCATTGGATCGACGGCGACCGTATAGCCGACCCAATTCAGAATGAGTGCCTGCGTTTTTGCCGACTGTGCCGGCCCGACGAAAATAACGGCCTTCTTGTCGCGTGCCGCCAGCATATTAGCGGGTTCAACCATGTACCAAGCCATCGAATTGCGATACGGCCCGATGTAGGCACCCGGATTATTGAGATGAATATATTTCTCAGCCGCGTCTGCAATCTTCAGACGTTCGGGTGGCCGCAAAACATCGGCAAGCATGCAAACGATATGCCCCAAAGACTTAAAGGTCGTTGTCTTCTTCCGGCGTATCGGTTGGGTCGGTCCATCTGTGGTCGTGTCTTCGTTCTGGATCATTTTTGAAGGCTTCGATAAGAGAATTGGCAAGCCCGTGTAGGGTGGTATCAATCAACTCCTGGATAATCTCCCGCTGCTTATCCGTAAGCGACGTTTGGCGATCCAGCAGATCGTTCATGAGAAGCAAGTTCATTCGCAAAACTTTGAACACTTCGCTCAGTTTCTCGATCACATCGCCTGTGCGCCAAGTATCGCCGGCATCTTCTTCGTATTTCAAACGAGCGTGCTGCGCCGCCCAATACTCTTTCGAGATCGCGGGCGGTAAGTCCTTCGGCGACATCTTCTTGATGGCTTCTTCGATATCGCCCTGGAAGGGCACGAGGAACGCGGCGGCTTCTGCGAGATTGTAGATCGGGTAGCCTGCGCGTTCGCCACAGGGCGACAAGCTGATGATTCTTCGGCGCGTGTCTCGATTGTCGTGACCGAAGATGCTGCTCAACTGCGACAGGCTGCAGCCGTCGTAGATGATGGCGCGGGAGGTTTCGTCCAGTGATTTTGTAGCCAGTGCGGTGGGCTTACGCATCCTCGCCCCCGTGCTGTGGTGAACCGTCTGTTATGTTGTTGCGCAGCGCACGCAAACCGGCTTCGCGCCGGCTGCTGAAGAATTCTTTATGGACTTCGCGATCGATGACGATCTTGTTGCCCAGCTTGTACGTCTCCACGGGGAAGCGCTTACCGGCGACGGCATTTCGTGCCGCCCCCATGCTCTTGAACCCATACTGCTGATGCACATCCTTCAGTGCGACCCAATCGAGTTCACCGCTATCACTCATGCCAAATCCCCAAAGTTTTTAATACGTGCCCATGTATGATTACCAGTCACATACCGCCCTTCGATCCGGTTGACCGAGATCGCATAGTGCCCACCCTTCCTTACCTTGTGCGCATCCACCGCGTTCGACGGCAGGTCCACGAATTCAACCTTGCCGTTACCGACCGGGATCACGGCGACTTCGCGCACCTGTTTGAATTCTCGCGGCACAAGAAGTTGGAAGTGCCCGCTCGAAATCTCTCTTGCCAGCGACACATGCACGGCGAACTGCACGCCCCTTAAAATCGCATAAAAGTCAATATATTTGCGACGTGGATCACCTTCGCCCGGTTGCGCACAATTGGCGCCTGCCAGGATCATCAACCCCATAACTACGAGCGATGCCCCTTCCACGTTTCTCGCATTCACCTTTTTCTCGGCTTCGGTTATCTCAGGCGATATACCGAGCGCGAGCCACGGTTCCTCTACTTCAAGTAACTTCGCCAATCGTTGCATCGGCTCGCGGCGCGGCATTGCTTCGCCGGCAAACCACTTCCTGACGCCTTCCTGTGACATATCCATCCGCTTCGCGAGTTCGATCTGACGACCCTCGCCGTGTGGCGGAATGATATGCGGAACGTCGTCGCATACTTGATTGAGCCGCCTGACGAATCCGTCCGTACCCGCAGCTTTCTTGCCAACCATCGGTCTTCCCCCTTACACACCAGAACGGGGGTGATACAACAATATGGTGGCCCACTTTGCAAGACCTTTTCACATTAGACTCCATTTTGTGCCACGCGACAACTTTTTAGTGTGTAAAGCGGGCATAACCTGAATCCCGGCGAACGCGCTTAATGTAACGGAAGAGTGCTTCTTGCAGGTCGCGCTTCTCACGAAGACATTCGACGACGAACTCATCGATCGTGCCCTTGACGATCATGTGGTGCAGTACCACCGCGTCAAGCTGGCCCTGTCTGTCGAGCCGGCCGATCGTTTGAAGATAGAGTTCTAGTGACCACGGGATATCGAAAAACACGAGATGGTGCCCGCCGTACTGAAGGTTCAGTCCGTGGCCCCCGCCTTGCGGGTGCAACAGCAGCATCGGAATTTTTCGCTTATT